ATGAAACAGTTTGTACAGGATATGACAGCAAATGCTCAACCTCCTGCTACAGAGCCAATGCCACAACCGGCAATGGCAGAAGCTCCTCCTTCACCAGAAGGATTAGGAGCACCAACAATGGATAGGCCACCTATGACAGCTTAGTCATAGCCCCAATGCGACTCTAGGCCACCTGTTTCCAACAGCCCCAAAAAAGGAGAATAAAATGGAAGAAAATAAAAAAGAGGAAATTAAACAAGAGGAAACTCAAGTAGAAGATACTCAAACACAGGCTCTTCTCGAGCCTAGCCCTTACAAACGTAAGGCAACAGACGACACAGCTACCGTTTCAGAGGACACTTCTTCAGAAGAAGAAGCCACTCCAGATGAAGAACGCCCTGTTAATGCTGAAGAGAAAGTGTTTAAGAAACGTTATGACGACCTTAAACGACATTACGATTCAACTGTCAACAAACATAAAGACGATGTCTCAAAACTTAAACGTCAGTTAGAAGAAAGTGCTGAACAGGTACTACCAAAAACAAAAGAAGAAATAGAAGCTTGGAGAACTAAATATCCAGATGTCTATGATGTTATAGAAACTATAGCACATAATAAGGCAGATGAAAAAGCTAAAAAAATCCAAACTGAGCTCAAAGAACTGGAAAGCCAACAAGCGGTTGTCCAAAGAGATAAGGCCGAAGTGGAATTAGCAAAACTTCATCCCGATTATCATGATATAAGAGGAGATGAAAAATTTCATCAATGGGTTAGTGAACAAGACTCTACTATTCAAGGTTGGTTGTATGAAAATACATCTAATGCAAAGTTAGCGGCTCGTGCTATTGACTTATATAAAGTTGATACAGGGTATAAAAAGAAAAAAGCTAATAATTCATTAGAAGCATCTAAATCAGTAACTTCAACTAGCAAACGTGAAATTGATACTGCAAATAAAAAAACGTGGAAAGTTAGCGATATAGCTAAAATGAAACCGGCTGAATTTGCAAAACATGAAAAAGATATTGACTTAGCTAGAGTTGAGGGAAGAATTGTTAATGCTTAATCTTTATGTCTATAGGAGGACAAAATTATGGCTATAGGAAAAGCAGGCGGTTATAACAACTTACCTTCGGGTAATTGGTTACCGGCTATTTACAGCCAAAAAGTCCAGAAGTTCTTTAGAACTGCGTCAGTAGTAGAAGATATTACTAATACTGATTACGCAGGTGAGATTGAAGCTTACGGAGATACTGTTAACATTATTAAAGAGCCAACCATTACAGTTAGTTCTTACAACAGAGGTGCTCAAATTGCTCCTCAGAATTTGGCAGATGACCAAATTCAAATGGTTGTAGACCAAGCTAATGCGTTTGCATTTAAAGTTGACGATATCGAAGAAAGACAAGCTCATGTGAACTGGGAGGCTTTGGCTACTTCTTCTGGAGCATATGCTCTAAAAGATTCATACGATGCGAATGTAATTGCGGCAATGGTATCTGGTGCAGGAACTACTACTGGTAGTGATGGCTCTGGTGCGGATGTGGGTTTCGGAACTTCTGAAGTTGACCCAATGGACATCCTTGCTACTGCGGCAAAAAATTTACATGGAGCAGACATCCCAACTGATAATAGATGGTTTTTAGCATCTCCAGAGTTCTATGAACAACTTGGAAATGCATCATCTAAATTAATGGATGCTTCTGTTACTGGTGATGGCACATCACCTCTAAGAAATGGTTCAGTTATTAATGGTCTAGTAAATGGTTTTAAACTATACATGACTAATAACTTTGCCGCTTCTTCAACTTCTAACTATTATAAAGTGTTATTTGGACACATGTCTTCAACTGCTACTGCTAATGCTATTGCAAAAACAGAAGTAATTAGAGACCCAGATTCATTTTCTGATATTGTTAGAGGTCTTCACGTCTTTGGCAGAAAAGTACTTCGTTCGGAAGCACTTCAAGCTAGACACCTTTTAATTGATTAGGGAGAACACATAATATGGCTACATATGACGTAACAGGCCCGAGTAATGCAGGTGCAAGACCGGGAAGATTTAGTGCAGGTGTAAGAACACCTTATCTAGTAGAAAATGTAATTGACGTTTCAGCAATTAATTCTGATGCAGGTGCGGCACAAAATGACGTACTACAAGTATTAGATATACCGGCAGAAACTTTAATCCTACATGCAGGAATTGAGGTGCTAACTGCACTATCAAGTTCTGTAACTATGGATTTAGGTATCACTGGTGGAGACGTTGATGTATGTGTTGATGGTGACACAAACGCTACAGGTTATTCTGCTTTAACAGCTACTGCAAGACCAATACTTGCTTCTGCTGATACGCTTGACGTATTAGTATTAAGTGCGGCATCAAGTGCGGGTAAAATCCGTGTTTTTGCTTTATTGTGCGATGTAAGTGGTGTAGATGAAACTGATAGAAACACTGACGCTCAACACGATGGTTAATTAATATAATTTGGGGGCTTCGGCCCCCTTATTTTAAGTGACAAATATACAAAGGATTTATGGCAATTATTGATTTAAGAAAAGCACAAAAAGGTGTTAGTGGACAAAAAATTACTCCAATGTATCCTACTCAAACTGATAATACTGAAATAGAAAAAAGAGTAGGTAATTTAGAAAATAAATTAGATGCAATACTAAGTTTATTAGAAAACAAAAAAGACAAAAAGAATGATTAAGATATGGTTTATGCTAGTATTAATATCTATGCCAAATGCCCCTTCTGTTAAATATAATGGATTTATATATTCAAGTGAAGAAGAGTGCCAAGTAGCAAGATATGAATTACACGAAACATATAATAATAAATCTACAGAATATAAATCAGCATTAATAATGGATTCATATTGTGTAGAATTTGAAGGTTTTCCAATTGCAGGATTAAATAAAACAGGAGCATAATGGCAACGTATTTAACAATAACAAACAGAGTACTAAATGATTTAAATGAAGTAGAATTAACTTCCGCTAATTTTTCATCTAGTAGAGGAATACAAACATCTGTTAAAAATTTTGTTAATAGAAGTTTACATGATGTTTATAATGAATTAGAAGAATTACCAAGTCTTCATAAAGAAACTTACTATAATACTAATAGTGGTCAAAGAGAATATACATTACCTACAACAGATTCTCCACAAAGTGGTGATTTACCATGGCGTAAAATTGATTGGGATACAGTTTATTTAAAACCAAAAGAGTTAGTTACTAATGGAGAATTTACTTCTAATATTACTAGTTGGACTACAATAGCAGGTAGTGGTAGTGCCGCTTACAATAGTGGTGGTAATGGTAGATTAAGATTAAATGATTATGCCGCTTATCAAGCTATTACAACAAGTAAAAATACAGAATATAGATTACAAATAAAAGTATATGATTCTAATAGTATAGGACAAGCATTAAAAGTGCAAGTAGGTACTGCGGCAGAAGGAACACAAAATTTAAATACAACATTAACTGTAGAAGATTTTGGTGATGGTGCAGTTTTAGATACAACTTTTACAGCAACAGCACAAACAAGTTATATTACAGTAAATAATACAGTTACAACAACTAATTTAGATGTAGATTATATTCGTATATCTAGAAATACAGGCCCTAAAAAATTAAGATACATTTCTTATGATGATTATATTAGACAATACTCAGAAAGAGATAAAGCTAATTTAAGTACTTCTCAAGGCGAACCTAAATATATTTATAAAACTCAAAGTGGTAAATTAGGTTTAAGTCCAGTACCAGATAGAAATGATTATTCTATAGTTATTGAATATTGGAAAGAGCATACTGAATTATCAGCACATGGAGATACTCCAGATTTAGATGATAGATATGCAGATTTAATTGTTACAAAAGCTAGATACTATGCATATAATTTACGTTCTGACCCAGAACATGCAATGATTGCAAATAAAGAATATAAAGATGGGTTAGAAAGATTACAAAAAGATTTAGTATCAAAACAAGAATACATGCGTGATGAAAGAGTTAATCTTCGTCATTATGGTAGAGGAATAATGTAGTGCCAAATACTTCACAGTTAACACCTACAGTTGTAAGTTGTTTTGGTGGATTAGTTTTAAATAAAGATATCTTCTCAATGAGACCGGGAGAAGCTTTACAATTACAAAATTTTGAACCAGATATTGCAGGTGGCTATAAAAAAATATTAGGCACAACAGCATATAATTCAAATATCGTACCTCAAGTATCTTCATCAAGTGAAATTGTAGATATGGTAGCAATATTTAATGATGTAGTATTAGCGGCTAGAGGTGGTACAGTTTCTTATGCAGGAACAAGTGGTTCATGGACTTCTGTAGCTACAGGAAAAGGCACATCATTTAGATATGATTTTGAACGTTATAACTATAACGGAACAGAAAAAATAATGATAGCAACTGGCTCAGATAGTGCTTTTTCTATTGACACATCGTATAATGTTGATATAATAAATGCAACAGGTGGTGGTACTGCTCCAACAGCACCTAAGTTTGTAGCATCATTTAAAAATCATATGTTCTACGCAGGTATGTCAAATGCCATATCTAGTGTTATATTTTCTGGCCCATTTACAGAAGATGATTTTGATACGGGCGGAGGAACAATAAAAGTTGATACAACTATTGTAGGACTTAAAGTTTTTCGTGAAGAATTATTTGTATTTGGTGAAGATAGAATATTTAAAATAACTGGTTCATCAAGTTCTGATTTTGCTGTTACACCTGTTACTCGTAGAATAGGTTGTGTAGATGGTAAAAGTATACAGGAGCTTGGTGGTGACTTAATTTATTTAGCACCAGATGGTTTAAGAACTATTGCAGGTACAGAAAGAATTGGTGACGTAGAATTAGGTACAGTATCAAAACAAATACAAGATAGAATTGCAGATATTGGAACTAATAATATAACATCAACAGTTATAAGAGGTAAATCACAATACAGATTATTTTATCCTACTACTGCTCAAACAGAAGGAGCGGCAAAAGGAATAATAGCTGTGTTAAAAGCAAATCCAGAAACAGGAACATTAGGATTTGAATATTCAGATATAAGAGGTTTAAAACCATCTGCAACAGATTCATTTTTTATAAGTGATACAGAAACAATAATACATGGTGGATATGATGGCTATGTGTATAAACAAGAATCGGGAGGTTCTTTCACAAGAGCAGGTTCTACATTTACTATTACAGGTTTTTACCGCTCACCAGATATGTCACTTGGTGACCCCGGTATAAGAAAAAATATGCAACGAGCTTTAGTTAACTATAAAGTTAATGAAGCTATGGATACAACTAACCAAACATTTACATTAAGATATAATTACGATGACACAAATACTCCTCAACCTTCCTCTTACTCATTTTCTTCTGCACAAGTTGCGGCATTTTATGGTAGCGGTCTTTACGGAACTTCTGCTTATGGCTCATCTGGATTTCCATTGGAGCGAGTATCTGTGGAAGGGTCTGGATTTGTTGTGGCATTTAAGTTAGAAGATGAGAGTACAAAACAAGCATTATCCTTACGAGGATTTGAATTAGAATATATTAACGGAGGAAGAAGATAATGGGAGCGACCTATACAAGACAAAGTACTATTACTGATGGTGCAGTCATTGAGGCATCACATTTTAATGATGAATTTGACCAGTTATTAGCCTTTGCGGCTTCTAGTACAGGACACACTCATGATGGTACAAGTGCTGAAGGTGGCCCAATTACTAAACTACTTGGTAACACATTAACATTTGGTGCAGGCACTGCAGGAACAGATATAACAATTACATTTGATGGTGAAACATCTGATGGTGTATTTAAATGGATGGAAGATGAAGATTACTTTGAGTTTTCAGATGACCTTCTTGTAGCTAGCACAGAAAAATTACAATTTAGAGATACAGCAATATATATTAATTCATCTGCTGATGGACAATTAGATTTAGTTGCTGACACAGAAATACAAATAGCGGCTACTACAATAGACATAAATGGTGCTGTTGCACTTAATGGTGCTATTACAGGTGCTACTAATATTACTTTATCTGGTGAATTAGATGCGGCTACTTTAGATATATCTGGAGATGCAGATATTGATGGTACACTTGAAGCAGATGCAATAACTATAAATGGAACTGGAATAGGTTCTATTTATCAAGTTTTAGCAGGTAGTTCAGATACAGTAACAACTGGGGCTTTAAACTCTGGTTCAATAACTTCTGGATTTGGAACTATTGATACTGGCTCATCAGCTATTACAACAACAGGATTAATTAGTGGTGGCTCATTAGATATTGATGATGTTTTAATTAACGGAACAACAATAGGACATACTGATGATACTGATTTAATGACATTAACAAGTGGTGTCTTAACAGTAGCAGGTGAAGTTGATGCAACATCATTAGATATATCGGGTAATGCTGATATTGATGGTACATTAGAAACAGACGCTTTATCAATAGATGGAACAACAATTACTTCAACTGCGGCAGAAATAAATATATTAGATGGTGATAATAGTGCTTCTTCAGTAACTATTGCTGATGCTGACAGAATTATATTAAATGATGGCGGCACAATGAAACAAGTTGCTGTTACAGCACTTAATACTTATACAAGTGCAAGTATAGCGGCAGATGATATTTCTACAGGTGATGGAGCAGTAACTTTAGCTACATCTTCTGGTAATATTACAATAGATGCTCAAGCAGGTGACGCTGATATTATATTTAAAGGAACTGATTCAAGTGCTGATATAACTGCTTTAACTCTTGATATGAGTGCGGCAGGAGCGGCAACATTTAATGATAAAATTATTGCAACAGAATTAGATATATCTGGCGATGTAGATATTGATGGTACATTAGAAACAGATGCACTGACTATTAATGGTACAACTTTAGCAGAAACAATTTCTGATACTGTTGGAGCTATGGTAGGTTCTAATACAGAAACAGGAATTACTGTAACATATCAAGATGGCGATAATACTTTAGACTTTGCTCTTGGTGCGGCACAAACAACTATTACATCTTTATTAGCAACAGACATTAAAATTGGTGAAGATGATGAAACAAAAATAGATTTTGAAACTGCTAATACAATTAACTTTTATGCAGGAAATGAAAAACAATTAATACTTACAGATGGTGCTTTAACACCGGGTGCTGATAATATTTTAGACCTTGGTAGTAGTGGTGTTGAATTTAAAGATGGATACTTTGATGGTACTGTAACAGCAGATGCTTTTGCAGGGCCTTTAACTGGTGACGTAACTGGTAATGTATCTGGAACTGCGGCTACAGTAACTACTGCGGCTCAGTCAAATATTACTTCTTTAGGAACACTAACTACACTTACTGTTGATAATGTAATTGTTAATGGAACAACAATTGGTCATACTGATGACACAGATTTAATTACTTTAGCAGATGGTGTTGCAACTGTAGCAGGGGAAATATCTGTAACTACTTTAGATATAGGTGGTACAAATGTAGCGGCAACTGCGGCAGAGTTAAATATTATGGATGGTGGCACTGCGGCTTCATCTACAACTTTAGCAGATGCAGATAGAATGGTAATTAACGATAATGGAACAATGAAACAAGTAGCTGTAACAGATATGACTAC